TTGGTAGCGGTGTAAAGAATTACAATCAGAGTATGAATTCCGCAAAGGCTCACACTGAGAGTCTTACGGGAGCAATCATAAAAGTCCGTTCTATCATTTGGGGACTGAAAAGAGTAATGGGCTTCTTCAGTGAAGCTGTAGGTAACGCATCGTCGCTCACAGAGGTTATGAACGTCGTCGAGAACGTCTATGACGCTTCTTATATAGAAGAGTTTAACAAGGCGACTCAGAACACCATTGAAACGCTCGGTATGTCTGAACTGACATTCAAACAGTTCGCTTCTCGTTATCAAGCTATGGGCAAGGCTATGGGAATTACCAATAGCCAGATGCAAGGCGCGGAAGACCACCTTAAATCAATGGGTATCGAGTACGGCGTAACTACCGGAAAGATGGGCGACATGTCCGTCAATTTAACTCGGTTGGCGGCTGATATGGCATCTTTCTATGACATAAGTCAGGAAGACGTATACGAGAAGCTACAAGCCGTCTACACCGGACAGACAAGACCTTTACGTGCGCTAGGAATAGATCTCACACAAGCCACACTTGCTGAGTGGGCTATGAAGCGTGGACTCGATGCTAATTTCGACTCCATGACTCAGGCTCAGAAGACTATGCTCCGATACCAATACGTGTTGGAACATAGCACGGCGGCGATGGGGGATTTTGCCAGAACAAGCGATAAAATGTGTGTCGCATAGTGCAGTAATGTGCTATTAAAAATCGGGTAAAAACGGTAAACGTTAAGTTGACTTTGCCCGAACACTTTTGTATAATGTGTTGCGAAAGGAGACTTTATGCGAACACATTATATTTACAAAGCAACTGATGTAACTAACGGAATGTCGTATATCGGTCAGACATACGATATGAAGAGCAGACGAAGATTACATGAACGGTGCAGACCGGAAGACGATTGTTTCTTCCATAGGGCATTGCAAGCACACGGGATTGATAATTTTCAATGGGAGATTATAGATACTGCTGATTCTTGTGAAGAAGCAGACAAAAAGGAAATCGAATATATATCAACACTTAACACGATGAAACCACACGGCTATAACATGCGAACAGGCGGTCAAGGCGGTTGTATGTGGAATACAAAAGCGATTGTTTGTTTGACTTTTGACGGTGAGTACGTCACTCGATACAGAAGTGCAAGAGAGGCTGAGATAAAAGGTGGATTCTGTAACTCCGATGTGTTATTATGTTGCAAAGGCAAAATGAGCAGATGCCAAAATCGCGTATTTATGTATGAGGAAGACTATCTCAAATACGGCGCGAAAAAATATGTAAAGCCGGAGCCAAAGGGAATGAAACACATTGTTCAGTGCGATTTAGACGGAAACCTTATTAAGAGGTTTGGAAGTGTTACAGAAGCATCGAAGGAACTTGGCATTCTTAGAACGAGAATTTCAAGTGCATTGACAGGTGCGGCGAAAACGGCAGGTGGATATATATTTGTATATGAAGAAAATTTCCCAATCAAAGACCTTTCAAAATATGTAAAAAAGAAAAAAGGTCATAAGGTTGCGCAGGCCAATCCCAAAACAGGAGAGATAATAAAAGTGTTCGATAGAATGTCTGATGCCGCAAGGGAATTTGGTGGCAGTCACAAACACATTCACTATGTATGTGATAAGCCGACAAGAACGGCATACGGATACAAATGGATAAGTCAATAAACCGATACCGTGGTAAGCCTACCGATTGCGAATAGGCGGTAGGACACTGTAACGCATAGGAAGTGAATAAATATAATCTTCCCACGAGTATCCGACAACCATTATAGGACGCAGAGATGCGTCTTATTTTAATGGCTGAAAATGTATGCTGAACTTATAGGAAACTATAAGAAGTAGCGGATAAAAAGCCGTTACGATAACATAATTGACATGGCATAACCAAACGGTCATTCTGAAAGAGTCTATTAAGGCACTTGGCGTTGTTGTAGGTCAAGGTCTTATCAATGCTCTAAAACCGGCTCTCAAAGGTTTCAATATATTCCTTTCGTCCACAATTGATTTTGCGCAGAACGTCCTCAATGCGCTCGGAAAGATTTTCGGGTGGGAATACGAGATTACAGGCGGTGGCATTGCCGATGACACACTCGCTGACGTTGAAGAAATGGCAAGCGGACTTGACGATGCTACGGGCGGTGCAGATGATCTCGGAGACAGTGTAGGAGACGTAGGAGACTCGTTAGGAGACGCTACAAAGGCGGCTGACAAGCTAAAGGCTACAATACTTGGCTTTGATGAATTAAACGTCTTGAATGACGTTTCAGATGCTCTTGACGATGTTGCAAGCAGTGCGGGTGGTAGCGGTTCCGGCAGTGGAAAAGGTACGGGTACTGGCAATAAAGGCACTGGCGTTGGTGGTGCTTCCGGTGGGTCAGACCCGATTCAAGTTCTTGCACGGAAAACAAAATCAGCTTTCGAGTCTAACATTGACAATCTGTACGATCTCGGCAAATATATCTCCGACAGCTTGAAGAAAGCATTGGACGATATTGAGTGGAATAAGGTCTACGAGAAAGCACGTAATTTCGGTAAAGGTCTCGCTCAGTTCCTTAATGGACTTATTCAACCGAAAACTTTCTATTCTGTCGGGAGAACGCTTGCAAATAGCTTGAACACGGTCGTTGAAGCTGCCTTGGCATTCATCAACGAGTTTGATTGGGATAATGCCGGAAAAGCCTTAGAGTACGGTTTACGTGGTATCTTTGAAAACATCAACTGGCGAAACATTCACGCGGCGGCTGATGGACTCGGCAAAGGTCTTGCTGAGTATCTGAACGCTCTGTTCACTCCGACGTTGTTTATGGAAGCCGGGTGTACACTTGCTCAGTCACTCAACACGGTATTCCATTTCCTTGACAATTTCGGCGCGGAATTCAACTTTATGAAGTTCGGTGGTTCAATCGCATATGGCATCAACAATGCTCTTGATAACATTGATTGGGACACTGCTTTATCTGCCGCACAGCGCATGGGATACGGTATCGTGCAGACGATCAATCAGTTCTTGTATGATACGGACTTCCGTGAGGTCGGTCACGCTTTATTCAATGCCCTTAAAGTCGGCATGACGACGTTCTTCACTGTTACTGAAAATCTCGATTGGGAGCAGTTAGGTACTGATATCGGGGACGCTATCAACGGATTCTTGGAAGACTTTGACGCAGAAGATTTTGCCAAAGGTGTAAACGGTATTATCGGCGGTATTTCTGAGGCTTTCGATAAGCTGAAAGATACCGAAGCATTAGATAACATCGGAAGAAAGCTCGGGCAGGTTATATCCGGAATAGATTGGGGTAAAGTTGCAAAGGTATACTTTGACCTTGCCGGACTTGATATTACAGTCGGTATTGCTACGGCTATCGCAAACCAGTTCGGTTCAAATCCCGTTAAGACGATTATCGGCGGTGGTGTGAACATTCTCGGCAACGTCTTGGGAAATGCCATAGCCGGTCTCGTTGCAGGGAAAGTAGTTGCCGGAGCAATGGGCGCAGGTGGAGCTGCCGCGGGTGGTGGTGCAGTAGCCACGGCAAGCGCGGCAGGTACGGCAATCAGCACTTCACTTGCAGGTGGTATTATCGCAGGTGGTGTCGCAGTTGCGGCTGCCGGACTTATCATTGCCGGAATTGTGAGCGCCGCGACATATCAGTGGAAAGACGAATCTGTTCACGGTATGGCGACTATGGGTGAGGAAATCGCCGTTCGACTTGGCTTAATCAGCGAGAATTGGCTGAGAGAGAACAAGAGAGTCACTGACGGCGAGGAACTTATGTACCGCGACTTGCTCAATCAAGCAAGAGAACACGGCTACGAAAAAGCTACCATCTGGGATGAAACTACCGGAAAACTCTATCAGATTACCGAAGACGCGAACGGGAAAATCGAGAAGAAGGAAGTTGAACTTTGGAACAATACCGATAGCGTATTTAGTGACGGTCGGCAGAAAGCAATCGGTCACGTAAAAGACCTTTGGGATGCGAATACCAATACAACTACTTCCGGTACGCAAGATGCTCTTGACCTTATCAGAGGGTACTCTAACACACATGCGAACGAATTCAACGCCATGAAAGAAAGTGTCGTTGGAACTACGGAAGATATGTGGGCGAGTGCCGCTGAGACAACGGGTACTTATACCGCACAAATCGAGTCTGACGTTGAAACGAGCACATCTAATGTCCTTGGCAGTGCCGAAACGAATCTCGGTCAGTTGCCAAGTATTTTTGATAGCTATTTCGGACAGGGAACCGACAATGCTTTATGGCACTTAGACAACTTTGAAAGTTCCGCGTCGAGTATTCTCAGCAACGTCACATCTTGGCTTCACGATGCAATCAGCACGGCGAATGAAGCGTCAAATATCAGTGTCGGTCCGGTCGCTCATTGGGGCGGTTACTACGCAGAAGGTGGATTCCCCGATTCGGGAACGCTGTTCATGGCAAGAGAAAATGCTTCACCGGAAATGGTCGGACGTATCGGGACGAGAACGGCGGTCGCTAACAACGATCAAATTGTTGCCGGTATCCGTGCAGGTGTTATGGATGGCATGATGAATGTCATTGCTTCTACGAGTGGTGGAAGAGGTTCAGAACCGCTTGTTAATGAAATATCTATCTCGTGCGGTGAAGAAACACTGTACAGAATGGTCGTTCGTGGCAAAGAGAAGTTTGAGAGACGTTATCAGACTGTTGCTACGATGGGATAAATTTCTTTGCTCAACCGTGGGTAGTGTCAAAGCTACTCACGGTTTTTCTATATATTGAGGTGCTTGTTATGGCTATGCTTGTTGTTGACGGAGTTCCGATAAAAGAACCATCAGAGTTTACATACGGATTGCAGGATATAAGCAGTTCAGATGCCGGACGTACACAGGACACGATTATGCACAAAAACCGTGTCGGTCAGAAGGTTAAACTCAATCTTGCGTGGTCTATGCCGACTCCCGAAGAAACGGCGGCGATTATGCAAGCGTTCAATCCTGAGTACATCATGGTTCAATATCATGATGCGCTTCTTAATGCTACAGTCACTAAAGAGTTTTACACGGGTGATAAGACGGCTCCTGTCCATCATTGGTATGTAAACGACAAACGCTATTCAAAGGTATCGTTCAACATCATCGAGAGGTAAGTGGTTATGATTAATGTCTCTAACAGATTCAAACAAGCCTTAATTGACGATCAGAGGCATTTTGATATTAGGGCTGACATTACCTTGCATGACGGTACAAAACTCTCTGTAACGAACGAAGAACTGTGGTCACAGGGCTTTGAAGTGGAGTCTGCTGTGTCCGGTAATAGCTCCTTTGATGTGGGCGGCTTCATTATCGGAAGAATGCGTCTCGTTATCAATAACATCTACGAAGACTACACGCAGTATGATTTTCACGATGCCAATGTCAATGTAACGCTTTCGCTCAACTATGACAGCGGTGAACTTATCGGAAGAAACCTGCTTCTCGATACGGAAGACGAACGTATATCTGCCGCCGCATCAAATCGATCCGCTTACACTTCTTATTACAATGCGTCTGCTTTCGGAAAAAAATATTTCCATGAGGAGGGATGCGACTTAACCATTTCAGCGGATTATGAAGTGGTCGGTGAAGTGTCTGGCAACGCTCATGTTTACTGTCAGTTGAACGGCACGCCGATTGTTCCGGTAGAAGACCAGCGTGTCCAACAGTATGTCGCAGATGAACCCATCGGAACATATATAAGGACATTCAGATTAACATCTGATCAAGCGTCACGGACTGTAAGCAGATTGCGCTTTCACTTATACGGAACGGGTGTTTCGGACGGCGCGAAAGTAAAAATCAGAAACGTCAAACTTGAAATCGGAAGAACTGCTACGGATTGGGAACCCGCCCCGGAAGATAACGGAACGGTCGAGAGCATTGTGTTCGACAACTTCACGGTTGACGAAACGAACGACAACGCTTCTCAGATAATTCTTTCTTGTCTGGACAACGCAAAGCGGTTTGAACGTCCGTACTCGGAAAGCAATCTCATCTATCCCGCAAGCGTTGACACAATCGTCCGTGATGCTTGCGATACGTGCGGTGTTCCGCTTCTTACTACGGCAATTCCGAACGGCAACTATATCGTTCCGTCAAGACCGGATAACAGCGGTCTGACGTTCCTCAAAGTAATTTCTTGGTGCGCACAGCTTACTGGAAATTTTGCGAGAATCAACAATCACGGGCAACTTGTTGTCGGGTGGTACGATAAGTCAACCTTTGATGAAACAACGCTTACGGGCGGTACGCAGAACGGCACAGAATGGACGATTGAAGACGATACAGCCGATAGCTACCATCACATCGTGTCGTGGGGAAGTCTTGTTACCGGAACAGATGATGTAACAGTCACGGGCGTTAAAGTTGTTGCTACGGATGCCGACAATGCGGAGTTCACAGGCTTTTCGGGAAATGACGGTTATGTTCTTGAAGTTAGAGACAATGACCTTATCGGAGTTTCCGATGTGCAGACCATAGCAGACAAGATTGCCTCAAATGTCGTAGGGCTGAACTTCCGAACATATAGCGGTGCTTGCCTTGGAGACCCGACTATTGAATCGGGCGACCTTGCATGGATTACCGATAGAAAAGGGCGGTCTTATCGTTCTTTTGTTTCCGGAACGTCTTTTAAACTCGGTCAATATCAAACGATATATTGCGGTGCAGCTACGCCGTCTAAAAAGGCTTCTACAAGCTATAACGAGTCCACAAGGGCAATTGTAAAGACGAGAGAGGCTATCAGAAAATCTCTTACGGATTACAATTCGAGAGTATCTTCCATGGCCGAACTGATTGCCCGTGGTTTCGGAATGTACTTCACTTCCGTAACGCAACCTGACGGCTCAACAATTCCGTACATTCATGATAAGCCGACACTTGCGGAATCGAGCTTTATTTCCTACATGACTTCCGAAGGAATCATGATGGAGTCTGACGGTCAGACAACTTCCGCAGTAGATAAGAATGGTAACGCTCTCGTTAATACGCTTACGGCGAGAGGTATCAATGCCGACTGGATTAATTCCGGTGCAATCTCAATCAGAGACACGAACGGCAACGAGACTTTCTATGCAAACTGCCTGACAGGCGAAGTCAGAATCAATGCAAGTTCTTTTTCACTGACGGGTTCGACTATTCAGCAGATAACACAGACTGCGGTTGACAATGTTAAGGTTGGTGCAAGGAACTTACTGCTTAACAGTTCGTTTTCGGAAGGTTTTGATAAGTGGGGCAAAAATGCGCGGTGTGATTTCGTAACGGAAGATGGGTATCCGTGCGGTCATATATCGGGCGGTACGGGCACATACACGATAAAACAAGCAATCCTCGAACGGATTAAGGACGACGAAGCCGACCAAATTTATACCGCAAGCGGTGATATAAAGCTCGTGAACTATGCGGATAACACAGACACAACCATTCCGCATCTCTCGTTTTATCTCACAGGTTATTATCTCGACGAATCCGGCAATAGCAAGTGGACTGGCGCGACGCGCGTTGGTGGAACTGTCGGAAAATCTTCACATAGACAATTCGTACCGTTTAGCGATCAAGGATGGGTTCGCGTGAACTATGTTTTTAAGTTCGCTAAAAAACCATCTGAAATGACCGACATGGCGTTCGACATTTACACCCGAAATTGGTCGGGCGACTTATATTTCAAAAACCTTAAACTTGAACGCGGTAATCGTGCTACTGACTGGACTCCTGCACCGGAAGATTTACAGACAGGAATTTCCAATGCAGTAAATACCGCAAACAGTGCTAATGCTACGGCGAATTCCGCTAATACTACGGCACAGCAAGCACTTAATGTTGCATCCTCGGCAGGTGGTTTGATTGCATATCTCGATAATGACTATCAGACTGTTCCGACTAATGCTGACGGCACGTACACGACATTTCCCGAATGTACGTCACAGATAACGGTCTTTTACAACAGTTCAGACGTTTCCTCACAGTGTACTTATTCGGTCGCAAAAACGGACGGCGTAACAGGAACGTGGGACAGTACGACTCGCACCTATACGGTCACTGGCTTGTCTGTTGATTCCGGTACGGTGACAATCTCTGCCGCCTACAATAACATTTCGCTTAGCAAGAAATTCACTATCGCAAAAGTGAAACAAGGTATTTCCGGTACGGATGGCAGAGACGGTGCGGACGGCGACAACGGACGCGGCATTTCCTCAATGGAAGAATACTACGCTATATCCGATTCAAACAAAACAGCTCCTACGTCTTGGAGCACAAGTGTTGTTCTTCCGACTGCCGATAAACCTTATCTGTGGAATTACAACCGTGTGATATACAACGACAACACACAGGAAGACTCGGACGCAAGGGTAATCGGTAATTACTCTAAGGACGGAAAAGACGGCACAAAGGGCGCAGATGGTGAAGATGGACGTGGAATTAAATCCATTACGGAACACTACGGGCTGTCAAACTCCATTGACGTAGAACCTGCAACATGGTCTGATACGATGCTCACAACCACAACGAGCAATAAATTCTTGTGGAACTATGAGACGATCGCTTATACAGACAATACGTCTGATGATACTTCCAAACGTATCATCGGAACGCACGGTGCAACAGGAACGGCGGCTTACAATTATTCGCTTCTCTTATCGGACTATGCAATTGTAAAAGATGCAAACGGGACACTTACTCCATCAAGCATCACTATGACCGGAAAGAGGGTGCAAGGCACAAAAACTCCGGCGAATTACGCAGGTCGCTTTAAAGTCGAGGTTTCTACTGACGGAGAAACTTATTCTGTGGCATACACATCTTCCGCAAATGAAGCTACGCATTCTTACACGCCTACTGACGGGGTTAAAAATATCCGTGTTTCGCTTTATTTGGCGGGCGGTACGACAACGCTTCTCGACTCTCAGACGGTTCCGATAGTAAGTGACGGAGAAAACGGTGCTGATGGTTTCAGTCCGTTAATTTCCGCTGATAAGGTCGATGGAGTGACTACGGTTGTCATTACCGATAAGAACGGCTCACGTTCAATCACAATCAATGACGGCTCAAACGGTGCTTCTATTAAGACCGTAACGAACTATTATTTAGCCTCGGCAAGTGCAAGTGGCGTAACGACTTCAACGAGCGGTTGGACGACCAATCCTACGGCAACGGCGGCGAAAATCACAGCTTCTAAGCCTTACTTGTGGAATTATGAAGTAAGTAAAGATAGCAACGGAAATACGATTGCCACGACAAATCCGGCCATCATCGGTCATTACGGTGCGGACGGCGCAAATGGCACGAACGGAACGAACGGGCGTTCAATTAAAACTGTTGTTAATTATTACCTGGCTTCTGCTTCAAGTTCCGGCGTGACAACTTCTACGAGCGGATGGCAATCAAATCCGACAAATGCAGTCATATCATCTGCAAAACCTTATCTTTGGAATTACGAGGTCTTAAAGGATGAAGACGGTGCTACTGTTACCACAACGAATCCGGCAATTATCGGACATTTCGGCAAAGATGGTACAAACGGTACGAATGGCAAGGACGGCATAAACGGTGTTGACGGAAAAGGCATTGTTTCCATCGAGGAATATTATGCTCTGAGTAGTACGACAACGGCTCCGGCTACTTCTAAGTTCTCAACTGCCGTAAAGACTCCGACCGTGTCCAATCGGTATCTGTGGAATTATGAAGTTATCACTTATACCGATGAATCGGCTACAACTACTGACAGACACATTATCGGAGTATACGGCGCAAGCGGTACGAACGGGCGTGGGATTACATCTATCGTTGAACATTATGCGCTGAGCGAGACTGAAATTGTTCCGGCTGATTCTGAGTTTGGAACGGAAGTTAAAACTCCCACAACTGCACTTCCGTATTTGTGGAATTATGAAACGGTCACGTATTCCGACAATACAACTGAGGATACACCGAAACACGTTGTAGGTATTTGCGGTCGAGACGGCGTAGATGCGTACACTGTCATTCTTACGAACGAATCTCACACGTTCGCAGGTGGCACATCTGCCGCAGTTGCATCAAATGTTACTTGCGGAATTGTAGCTTACAAAGGCGGCGAGGTTGTTCCGGCTAAGATTGGAACGATAACAGGCCAGGTCACGGGTCTTACAACCAGTATTCAAAATAACGATTCAACAAGTCCGTCTGTTATCATCAGCGTAACAACGGCAATGAACACAAAGTCCGGCACCCTGGCAATCCCTGTTACGGTTGATGGAAACACGTTTACAAAAACGTTCTCGTGGGGTCTTGCCCTGAACGGAAAGAGCGCATATAACTATGAGATTCTTTCTACGGTAAATGCCATTATCAGAGATAAGGATGGCAACATCTCTCCGAACGTCATTACTTTCACAGGCCGCAGAAATGCAGGGACTTCTGCTCCGGCTAACTACGCAGGACGGTTCGTTATTGAAACAACGGAAGATGGCACGAACTGGACTACCGATTACACGTCTACTGCAAATGAGGCTACAAAAACCTACAATCCACCTAAAACGGCAAGTGCCGTAAGATGTACACTTTACCTTGCGGGCGGTACGGCTACACAGCTTGATACGCAGACAATTCACGTAATCGAGAATGGTCAAGATGGTGTCAGTCCGACTATCACAAGCTCCAAATCGGGCGGTGTTACAACGGTGACAATTACCGATGTGAACGGTTCTCGGTCACTGAAAATCAATGATGGTGCGAACGGTGCATCGGTTAAAACGATAACCAACTATTACCTTGCGAGTGCAAGTGCAAGCGGTGTCACTACGACAACTGCCGGTTGGTCTACAAATCCGACAAGTACCAATGCCACAATGACAAAGGATAAGCCCTATCTGTGGAACTACGAGATTTCAAAAGACTCAAACGGTACGACTATAGCGACGACTTCTCCGGCCATTATCGGTCGGTATGGAGTAGACGGCAACGGTGTTTCATCCATTACGGAATATTACGCTGTCAACGCTTCTACTACGGCTCCCGCTGACTCGGCATTTTCAACTACCGTAACCGCCCCGACAAAATCAAAACCGTATTTGTGGAACTACGAGAAGATAACATACACGAACGGCACAACTGCTAATACGGGAAAGCACATTATCGGAGTTTGCGGACAGGATGGTGTAAGTCCGACACTTGTAAGCACGAAAGAAAACGGTGTTACAACTGTAACGATCACTGACGTAAACGGCACAAAGAAGCTGACCATTAACGATGGGGCGCAAGGTGCTTCGGTAGACTCCATCACGAATTACTATCTTGCAAGTGCATCCGGTTCAGGTGTTACAACGTCTACTTCCGGATGGACAACAAATCCGACCGCTACGGCTGCCACAATGACTGCCACAAAACAATATTTGTGGAACTACGAGGTCACAAAGGATGCAAGCGGTAAGGTAATTTCAACTACATCCCCTTGCATTATCGGAAGATACGGTCAGAACGGCGCAAAAGGCGAGAATGGCAAGGACGGCAAAGGAGTTTCCTCTATTGCGGAATACTATGCTTTAAGTACGGGAACGACCGCTCCCGCCGATTCAGCTTTTACTACGTCAGTTAAGACCCCGACCGCAACCAACAAATATCTTTGGAACTACGAGAAGATAACCTATACGGACTCAACGGTTGTAAGCACGTCAAAACATATCATTGGTGTTTACGGTGATACAGGTGCAGATTCGTACACAGTCATTCTGACAAACGAAAGTCACAGTTTTGCAGGTGACGTTTCAAATGCTCTTGCTTCGTCGGTAGGTTGCTCTGTAATAGCTTATAAAGGCACGACACGAATTGCCGCTACAATAGGCACAATTACGGGACAGGTCACTGGCCTGACTACAACGATAGCCAATAACGGTACGACAAGTGCGAAATTCACAGCGAGTGCGACAACGAACTTGAAGACCGCAAGCGGAGTTCTTACAGTTCCGATTACAGTTGACGGCAAATCCTTTACAAAGACATTCTCGTGGAACGTTGCTTTCAAGGGCGCAAAGGGTGAAACGGGTACAACGGCGAGAACGTATTTTCTTGACGTTACCCCGAAATCAGTCAAACTCGGCGAGTCTCTTGAATTTGCTCCGAAAACGATCACGGCAAATGCTTTTTATCGAGACGGAGAGTCTACGGCGCAGACGGCATATAGCGGAACGATTCTTGTACAGGCATGTGTCGGAGACAGTTGGAGTCAGATTAAGTCTTATTCCGGTTCAAGCGTTACACTGACGCTTAACTATACAGAGGCAACAAAAGTATCTGTTAGCGGAAATACGGTAAATCTTCCGCAGACCGCTACGGCGCTTAGATTCCAACTGAAAGCTACGAGTACGGCTACGACATTTTTAGATCAACAGGAAGTTATCATTCTTATTGATGCTTCTTCACTCACACAGGAAATAGTCTTTAATAAGTTGACAAACAATGGCGAAACACAAGGGCTGTTTCTTGAGGGCGGCAAGGTTTACCTTAATGCGGAGTACATCAAATCTAAGACGCTGAACGCACAGCTTATGTTCGGCGGCACACTTATTCTTGGCGGCAAAAACAATGCGAATGGGCTTCTGCAAGTGCGGGATGCCGATAATGTAACGAGGGTAACTCTCAACAACGAGGGAATTACGGCGGTCGCAGGTAAAATCGGCGGTTGGACAATCACAAGCAATTCTATCCGGAAAGAAGTTGAGGGTGCATCTGATAATGTACTAATCGGTTCTACCACAAACAATATTCTGTCAGTTGGTGCTACATGGACTTCCGGTGAGGCTTCTGCGGATTGGGCGGGCGCACCGTTCAGAGTCACAAAAGACGGTAGCATGTATTCCAAAAAAGGCACTATTGGCGGTTGGACTATTGATAATGTAAAATTGTCCAATGTAAGCAAGAACGGCAAATGCGCTATGGTGCGAGTGCCACCAGGGGCAAGTGACAATACCGGATACTGCTTGGCGTTCGGTGGAACAGACAAAACTTTCAAGTCATTCAAAGATGCGGTATTCCGTGTAAGAGAAGATGGTTACTTGGTTGCACAATCAGCGTCCATCGAGGGCAAGTTTACGGCTACAGATGCGAACGGTCAGACCGTAATGATACAGGAAGGTATTATTTACGGAAAGATTAACAATACGCAGACCGGATTTATTGATATGTCCGCTGAGTATGCAAGCACTGAGGGCAGCGGTCGTAACATCGTTATCAAAGGTGGTTACGGCGTCAGACTGAAAGCAGGTAATAAAGTGACCATGGATATTGCCGATACTCCGACTATTACAGTAAACCGAAACGGTCTTACTGCCTCATCGTTACATGCCTCTAACGGCTTCAACGGATGGGTGTGTCTGCCTATTCAGATGGTGTCGGACGGCACTGTTTACGAATATGCCCGTGTGAGGGTCGTAGACGGCGTTATACAGGCGTAAGGGGTATTGAGATATGTATTACTATGTTATAAAAGGCAAACGCAAGGAAAAGGTTCTTACGGAAACAACGGACAGTGAGGGTGTAGTTACCCTCACGTCTTCCGTAACAGAGGTTGATGACAAAGAAGTGGTTCCGTGGGAAACAGCCGTGGAGTATATAAAAGACGGCTACAAAGTCTACATGGTCAACGACAACGGCGAGGAAGAGGAAGTTGGCCCTCTCATTGAAGAAGATATGGGAGAGGAAGTTGTGAATCCCGAACCGCCGTACAGTTCTGCTACTGAGACTGAAATCGGTGACACTCCCCTTATATCAACTACGGAAGAAACGGTCACGGTTCCTCAGAGTGCAAGCGCAACGAACAGGTTAGAGTATTCCTTCACGCCTACAAGGAATGGATATACTTTGCTCGGAATTGTAGGATACCGAATAATCGGCTCGTCCAACTTATTTCCGTACAGACTTGCTTTTGAAGGTGGCACAGTCAATATAGGACTCAGAAACATATCATCCACAAGTGTAACTTCCGCAAATGTAATGCTCAATCTTTTATGGCTGAAAAACAAGGCGGTTCAGCAAGGAGAACAGTCAAATGGATAAATATTCACAGTGCGAAATCAGCGCAAATATAGCTTTTCGCTCTCTGATTACGGAGAACGGATTGAATGCAGTACAAGCAACACACATCCTCAACGGGATGCTTGTTGAATGGCAGAGAGAAGCGTTATTTCAAACGCTTATTAATAACAGTGAAACACCGAACAAAGAATCGGTTGAATCAGAAATAGACAACTAATCATGAGAGGTAGTGCAAATGAAAGCGATTGAAACGGAAGTTATCTCCATTGATGGAAACGGAGTACGGACGGTACGGGCGTTGATTATCGGTACTTCAATGCCTAATCCGCTCCCGACAACGGGCGAGGGCATTGAGGGGTTGAATCCGACAGATATTTTCTCGGCAGGCTCCGTAATTTTCTGCCCTGACGATTGGTCTAAGGCAGTAGCTAACGCTAACGGCATTTTCAAAAAGAAGGGGTGAAAGTATGAATCCTATGGATTTTTTGAGCGCAATGATTTTCGGCGGCGATGGCGGTTCGTCGAACGTAGAGGATTTGTCAACAAGTGGTGGTGCGTCTGACTCCGGTAAAGTCCTTGCGGTTAATAGCAACGGGAACATTGAACCTGTCAATCTTTCTGTCGGTCAAGGCACGGTTGCGGTAGACAAGACCTTTAAAGTCACCGGAGCGGCGGCTGATTCTAAAGCTGTTGGTGATGCTATTGATTCACTAAATGGATCTTTAGGTTCCTTGTCAGACCTTGAAACAGAATCAAAAACAGATTTGGTATCAGCTATCAACGAAGCCGCTCAGAGAGGTTTGTCCGACGATGCGAAAGCTACTTTACTTGCTTGTTTTCAGCACGTTGCGTGGATAGATTCCCATGGGCAAGATTACTATAATGCACTACAAAACGCTTTGTATGATGTTGCTATTGTATCAATATCTGCAATTTTTGATTCTGGTGGACAGACTATATATACGGATGATGATTTAAGCTCATTAAGGCAGTATTTGACTGTCAAAGCATTATATGAAACAGGTGTATCAGTAGTCGTCACAAGCTATACTTTATCCGGTACGCTTATTGGCGGCGAAAGTACAATAACCGTATCATATAACGGAAAGTCTACCACTATTAAAGTAAACGCTATTGATTTTTATGATAAATTTGAATGGGTGTATTCAAATGGCGATATTGTAAAACTTAATGGTACATTGGGTATTACAAATGGAATACTAAAAAGTGGAACTGGCTCCCCGTATATAAACTCAATGAGACTTTTTTGCGTAACAAAAGGCAAAGCAACAGAAATACAAGATACGTCACCGGCTGTTTATTTAATCCCTGTTCCTAAAACAGCAAATAATGTCTCGGTAAGTGTTGTCGCAAGCACTATTTATATTAGGTGTTCAGTATATAGATATGACCAAACAACAGGAAAATACGAACTTGTTTTTGGAACGGCATGGGCGCAGGGAAGTACATCAAGAGCGTTCACGGCGGAAAATAATTTGTATCTGGCAATCCTGTTAAAAGCAACTTCTGACGGGGAGACGGCATTTGTTAATGAGCCAACAGAAGTGACGGCAATATTTACGGAGGATTAATATGAGTGTATTTAATATTAATGGTGAACCTTTAATAAGTATATTCAGAGTGTGTGCGCTTAATGTGGGTAATTTTTCGAATGGGGAAAGTGGAGACCCCGCTGGCACAGACAGTATGTATAACAAGTTTCTGGAAACTTTTAGAGAATGTAATGCTGATATATACATGTTTTCAGAATGGGATAAATACTATGCAGGCAATACGACAAGCGAGAGTGTTTTTGGATTTCTGAAGCCGCATAGGTCAGCGTATATTCTTGAGGGTCAAGGTGAATACCCTGGGCAGGCGATATACAGTGATTATAAAATCATGTCTGAGTATCACGAAACGTTCAATCAAGATGCGCCATATTATTTTATTGATAATGCTGTGGAGGTTGATGGAAAAGAAATCCACTTAATATGTACTCATTTCACATGGAAAACACAAGAAAAACGCCAGTCTCAAATTCGCCAAATTATGGATTATATTACAAATAATAATATCGCTCATTACATTATAGCAGGTGACATGAACTTGGGTTTGCATGGTCAGGACGATAGAGAACAGGATACTGAAACAAAATTTTTAGTTGCTCGTCAGGACGTAGACTTGCTGGAAAGCAATGGAGCAATATCAGCTCAAGGCGGAAAGTGGGGACTTCGTGATAAAGACGGTTTTTTAAATACAGCGGGTCACGGTGGATGGGATGCGGCTAACACAAACATGTTTGATAATATTGTAATAAGTCCGGCTTTACGATTTAATAACGTTTCTGTGATTACTACAACGGCAACTGACCATGATGCGATCGTTGCAGATATAACGTGGGCTTGATAGTAAACTAAACGGGCATTTAGACCGTTAAACAATTTAATATTTTAAGGTAATAAGAGTACTCAGGTCAACCCGTAAGCCTGGGTGCTTTTGTTATGTAACTCATTAATTTTTGGGGTACATCTTCTTATAGCATCTTTGTATGTGCTTTTTACTTGATTATGGGTAGGAATCTTGCGGTTCTTGCCCTTTTTTATTTTGGAGATTTAATATGACACAGAAAGAATGGATTGCAAAGATGGTCGCTCCGGCTCAAAAGGCTTCTTCTATTTTCGGCTATCCTGCTTCTGTTTTGATTGCACAGTCCTGTCAAGAAAACGGGTACGGCTCCGACTCAAGCTGTGACGTTCTCACGGAAGTTAATAACGTTCTCGGCATGAAACGTGAACTTCTAAATTCGACATGGGTAAGCGATTATTGGAATGGGGATTACATCACGAAGAGGACTCCTGAGTGGTACAACGGCAGAATGACCTACATCTATGACGATTTCCGAAAATATGATTCGCTTGAAGATTGTTTCTGTGATTACTGTAACTTCATGCACGATGCGAGATATTCTGTTCACGGCAAATACAAATATCGTGACGTTCTGAGCATGAAAGACCCCCAGATGGTCATTACGGCGGTCATGGAACGTGGCTACTGCACAGACCCTAACTATGCAAATGCAATCATGAATATCATCCGTAAGCACAACCTTACTCAGTATGACATTGCGGAAAAAGAGGGGAGTGAGAAGAAAGTGGTAGAAAAACCGGAAATCATTGACAGAATTGCAGAGAACGAATGGCAGGTTCCGTATCACAATGCCAACGATACGTTGTACCTTGCTATTCATTATTTGGGCGTGAACGGCGAAAATCCTGATCTCTACGGCGGTGGCTACGGCGGGCACTTCTACGTTTCAAAGAGTGGACAATGCTATCAAGCGGCGAAAGTCTCTGACGAAATATGGCACGTAGGCAAGGCAAGCTATAAGTACATCCATCCGTATGCACGGAATTATAATACCATCGGTATCGAGTGTGCGACATTTACAAAATCGGGCAGGAACGACGATGATGAACCGTGGTACTTCACGGAAGAAACGCAAGAGGCTTGCGCACGTTTGGCGGCATGGATTATGTATCACTATCATATTCCGATGGAGAATTTGTTGAGGCACGGGGACATCACAACAAAACATTGCCCGTCCCCTTACATTGATAACCCCGGAGACGGCTCTAATTGGACGTGGGGACGCTTCAAAGAACGAGTGGCATACTATCTTGGGGGTGGAGTTTCCGAGGCTTCTACGGTGCTTACAGAGACTCAGAAACTTGTTAAAGCAGGGCAGGAACACTCCATCAACTTTACAGGTGTCCGCATTGATACAGACGGCGTGAGAGGGCGTGAAACAAACAGGCAGCTTGTGAGGATTTTACAGCACGGAGCAAATCTTGACGGGTGGAGTTCCGTATGCAAAAACGGCAAATTGGTTGAGGATGGCATCGTTGGAGAGCAGACAAAGCTTGCATTCCGGAATCACTACATCAAACTCGGTGAGACTCAGTATATGGTTACGGCGGTTGAAATTATCTGCTATTGTCTTGGCAGAAATCCTGACGGTGTTGAGAGTCCGGGTGTTTATGGAAACGGTCTTGCAACTGCTCTCGGTGGAGTTACATATCTGTCGGGCGAGGACATTCTGAAACTGCTGAATTGATCGTTGGATGTTCTTGCTACGGAACCGATAAATCAAAGGGCGACCATTACGGTTGCCCTTATTTTTTTGTCCGGAAACCTACGTGAAACCTACGGAACTACGTTCGCGCCTTGCGTTTTTGGCTTATTTATGCGGTTTTTCAAGGGTGTAAAAATGCCGGCGGTGGGACTAATTAACGTCCGTTTTGTCGAGCTATGTAGACTTCTGCAACGATTTTTGCTGATTTTTGCTACACAGGTCTACACAGGTCTACACAAAAACCTACGGAAAACCTACGGGGTAAGGTGTCCTAATTTTGGGACAACAACCGTACCGACTCCAATAGTTTCCTGTCTGCCGTCTCCATGTTTTTCGTTACATGGAAGTACACTTGCCTTGTTGTTTCGGAGTCCTCATGCCCTAATCTTCTTGAAATTACTTCAAGCGGAATGCCCTTTTCCGCAAGCAAAGAAGTGTGAGTGTGGCGCAATGCGTGTGGTGTAAGTTTCCGACCAATGACTCGTTCGGTATTCTCTTTTAGATATTTATTGTACGCATGGTAGGCGATATAGCCGCCGTCTTCACTTGGAAAAAATATCTCAGAAGTAGCCAAATCTTGCGATACTTTCCATTCCTCAATCTTTTCTACAACTTCTCTCAGTTCCGGCTGAATGAATACTTCTCTTGTCGATGATTCTGTTTTGGTGTTATGAACCAACGTCTTCTCAGCGAGATAGTAAGTCTTGTTTACAGAGATAACGTTCTCAATCGGATTCCCACTGTCTGTTACTACATCCTCTTTGTTCAGAGCGATAAACTCTCCGATGCGGAGTCCGGACAGAGCAAGAAATTCCGTAACCAATTTCCATTTTTCTACTTTCATGGATGCAAGCAGTCTTGCTAATTCCTCTGAGTCCATAAATTTCTCCAATAACTTCTCTTTCGATTTCACGTTGTGATAGGTCTTAATGCCGGAAAGCCAACCTGCGTCACTGACGTATCCGTTCTGGTTCGCCCATCTAATCATGGCCTTAAAGCGCACAATTCTCTCGTTGATCGTTCCGTTCGATTCTCCGCAATTCCGAAAGCAATCATTCACGTAGGCAGCGGTGAGAAAACTGACCTGTGTATCTTCTCCCATGATTCGGAGTACGGCTTTCATCTGTTTGTGATTCCGACTCCATGTGGATTTCCGAACAGACAAGTCTTGCTCCTGATCGAGATTATACCGGCTTATCAGTTCCGAAAGTGTCAGTCCTTCATTCTGTGAGGGGGATACTTCCTTCAAACGACCTTGTATGCGCTCCTGTAAGGCTCGTAGAGCGGTTTTTCTGCTTTGGACGGTATTTTTATCGAGTGTGACTGAAACCGTCCTTAAAACCCCTGTTTTCGGGTCTCTGTACGATTCAAAAAATCTGGTCTTGCCTTTGGGATTGTTTTTATCTACCGCCTGAGAGTACATAGCTTATCCCCCTCTTTGTATTACAGGAACCACGGCAAGACAAATATGGCAATAATGATTAACACAACGACTCCGAGAATGATTCCGGCATACAGGTATAATTTCGCTGTGTACAGAACAACTTTCAGAAATTCTTTCACTTTACCTGCGCTCCTTTCGATTAGAATACCGTTGTGAGGCTCGTATAGCCCCGTAGAGCGGTTTTTATTGCGTTGGTGAGGAAATTATCGTCTAAGGGGGTAAAACGCCTTAAAACGGCTATTTCAGAGAGGGATTCCGAACTAAGACCTTTCCTTCGGAGTTTCCGTAGCAAAAACAACGGACGCTCACGTTCGTGTCGCTTTTCCGTTTCGCTCCGCTCAACAATGGTATCCGGTCTGCTTTTATTCTGTCTTTCTCTTTCTTTCTGACCTTCTATCAACTTTTCTTTTAGTGTGTGGCTAAAGCCACACGCTTTTCTTTTTCTTTATTCTTTTTCTTTACTCTATATTTACTATAACCTTAAATACTTTACTATATCCTTAATCTTTAATATTATAGCTTAAACTATACTATATACTCTAAGCTATACTATAACCTTAAACTTTAGTATAGTATATAATATATAATATAATATATATAAATATATAAAGATATATAAGATATAAGAATATAAGATATAGATATGTCGAGTTACAGAAAACTTCGTTAATTGTCTGAAAATTTATCTAAATCACTCTGTCAGGCTGTCTACCCGGTTTTGCTCGGAACCGAAAAAGTCATGTCCTAACTCCGCTCGTCTGTTATTCCGTCTCCACCTGGATTCAAGTTGCCGTTTGATTTTTTCGTGGTCGGAAGTAACTCGTTTCAACCATTCGGAGACTTCCTTCTTTCCTCGGTATATGGCAACAGGTCTTGTGTTTGTTCTCGGAACAAGGCCGTGTGCCTCGGCTTCAATTTGTTGTACGGAAAGCCAGTCCTTCTCAAAGTCGTGGTTCTGAATGTGGTCCAAGGCATGGAGATAGGCTTCTTTCTGCCGTTCGGAAGACATCTTAGCGTTAATCAGGATCGTGTAGCTTCCATCAGGATTTTCAACGCACATCTCATAGCCTTTAGTGTTCGGAAAATTCACCAGAAAAACATTTACGACTTCATCCATCAGTAATTGTTCTTATCCTTTCGCTTGAAAGCAAGTGCCATTTGTAAAATAGCATCGAGATCATCTTCTTCGAGGTCGCTCTGAACGTCGAACAGGGCTTTAAGTTGGGTGTTCCCTCTGATTTTGTCGGCAAGTTTGGCAACTTCTCTTTTCTCGTAGTATTCGGGAGAGTGTTCTTCTAAGAGGTCGGACTTCTCACAGTGGAAGTAGTTCGCCAATTTTTCAACATTACCCATTCTCGGCATTTTCAAACCGGATGTCCAATTAGACAGCGTTGAGAACGGAATGTCCAAATCCGCAACAAGATTTGCCGGAGTCTTCTCATGTTCTTCCATTATTCGGTTTAGATTGTCGGCAAAAATCCGCTTGTTTCTGTCTTCACTCATTGCTTTATTCCCCCTTTTCTTCCTTGATTACAATGTAACTCTAAAGAGAAGTGGTTGCAAGAAAAAGTTTTATTAAATTCGCTTTTAGGGGTTGACAACTTCGCTTTCGGGGGAGTATTATAAAACACGTCACAAGCAAACGGGCAACAACAGAAAGGAGTGAGAGTTTGAAAGTTAGCCTAAAAGCTATGAGAGTCCATCGTGGGCTTAGACAGGCTAAAGTGGCAGAAAAACTCGGTATTTCAGTGGATCGTCTGAAATATCTTGAGGGTGAAGAAGGCTCAAGAAATATGACTTACGAGAATCTGCTGAAATTCTGTGCGCTTTACAACTGCACGGTGGATGATATTTTTTTGCCTATCGACTACCCCGAAAGCGAAGTAGAAGAGCGAAGTGATTAAACAAGGGGTGTCGAAATGGAAAGCATCAATGCCGGAAAGAAAATCAAAGATACAAGAGAAGCGAGAGGACTTACACAGGAAGAACTTGCGGTGTTGTTGGGATATTCTCACAGAAGTGCCGTGAATAAACTTGAGTCGAAAGAATCTCTCCAAACAAGGACGCTTGAAAAAGTAGCCGACGCATTAGGAATCTCATTCGGAAAGTTGATGGGGTTTGAGTGACGCGGTATGGCAGGCGAGGCAAGGCATGGCGAGTTTAGGTTTGGTACGGCGTAGTCTGGCATGGCAGGTTTGGCAATTAACAAGAAAGGGTAAAAAACATGAAAGCAACGATAGAAGACAATAACGGCAACACAAATGTAATTGAAGCTGACAGCATCATCGTAATTGCCGGAACGAGAAACGGCGATAAAGAGAAGATGGAAACCGGAATGATCGGCAGTATGAGCGACGTTTTCTGGCGTTTCGTTCCGCAGGAGTTGTTCAAACTCGCATCAATGTCCGTTCCCAAGAGTTCATTTATCGGAGAATCAAAGGTCGTTCGTGAAGCAGCCCGTGTTCTTGCACTGACAAACAACCTTATGAGTGCGTCAAAGAAGAAGATGGAAGAAATCATCGAAAAGGCAGAACCGAAAGAAGGACTTGCGATTCTTACGGCAACAGCAATGGCCTTGGGTGGCAAGCCTAAAGACAAAACCGATAAAACAGAATCCCTTGCAAGCCTCTTGTCTGGAATCTCCGACATTACAAGCTAAGAGGTGCGACATGAAGGAGATAAAGTCTACAAGAGATTACCGTGTCGCTCTTCACTGGTTTGCATACGGTTTGAAAGTGAAAATCTTCACAGATGCCGGAGACACGTTCGAGGCAGAGAATGATGGAGATATTTGGAAAGCGAAGGGCGATGCCGAGTTCATTGGATTCGAGGTGTAGTATGAAGCTGAAAGAATTGCTTGATAAGACGAGTTATTCGTTCGTCAAGATTGGTTCGGAATCTGGATTTGTTTATTGCGGAGTGCCGGACGAGGACGAAATCGCAAAAGTCTCCATGGAAGAATGTGCCAAACTCACAAAGAGCATTGGTGAGTGCGTGAGAAGCCTTGTGGATTGCGAAAACCCGCTTGTAGACAGGGTTTGCAGTGCCACAAACAGCGAACTCAAAAAGTTCCTGGAGTTGCGTGGCGAACTTAGAGGAATCGAAGACTACGATCAGTTGTCAAGAGCGGTGCGAAAACGCAATAAGGTCGTACTGTACAATTTCATTTCAAAACGTGCGAGTGCCGTAAAACGCATTCAAGACTTGGCAAAGGACTTAGCACCGTGGATAGGGCTTCTTGAACGTGAAGTCGTGGAAAGCTACGAGTCATTTAGTGAGCCGGACACATTAATCATAATTGTGGAAGGTCACGAGAGAGGCTTGTATTGGGACAGAGCGGAATACGAGAACGGGGTAGCGAGTGATGAAGACACCGATGTGTAACACCTGCTACCACGCAAGAATCACTGACAACGGAAGAATAGTTCATTGCCGGAACCCGTATTTGATGGACGGCGATTCGCTCAGAAGAGAGAAAAGGTATATCTCGAAACCGAACAGACCGGACCGATACGATTGCGAGTTTTACGAAAGTGTAGAGGACGGTCTGAAACGGGAATATGCCGAGATAAAAGGGCAAGGCATAAAGGAGTGGTTCTGATGAAACAGTTCTTAACAATTTCCGAGGCAGCAAAGGAATTTAATCGGAGCGAGGCTACAATCACAAGGACGTTGAAGAAAATTAAGTCCATGCCCGACCGCTACGATGAACTGAACTACATCGGAAGTGGTTCAAAGGAACTTATAAGGACGGCTTGCCTTTTAGACTACTGGAAATATCAGGACATGCTTGTTACTTATCCGGAACTTGCGCCGAAGTACATTCCGTCAAGGTACGAGATGGCATTTGGAATCACGAACGAATATCCGACCGCTAAAGAGATTGCAACTGAGGTATTGAGGGTAATCAGAGGGGAGTGAATATGACAGACATTAAAAAAAGCCTGAAACGATGTGCAGAATCGTTAGAGGCTTGGATAAAAGAAGATATAGAGAGTATACGTGAAGAATTTGCCGGAGTCAACATTCTGATTGCGATTCTTTATTTTGGAAGTTTCGTAGGGCTTATTCTCAGCGTTTGCCTGATGGGAGTCAACGGAGATTTGTTCTGGGGATTTTTCGCTCTCTTATTTGCCGTGGTGGTGCTGATCGTTGGCTATTCAACCGGAGCGTTTTAAAAATTTTAGAAGGGAGACAAAGAGAGAAATTGAAGCTGAAAAAACTGATTCTGGAAAACTTCAAAGGTGTCCACTCACTTGAATTTGATTTCGGAGACAGGACACACATCATCGGAGAGAACGGTTCCGGCAAGACAACATTCGAGACGGCTTACTTTTGGCTGATGGCTGATGTTGATGCGGAACTTAACTCCAATCCAAATGTCCGTCCGAATGGTGCGGATGATGGAATTGTCACGAAGGTCACAGGAGTCTTTGGTTTCGATGGCAAGGAAGTAATCATCGTGAAGATGCAGAAGGTCAAGACAAAGGCCGGAAGTGACGGCAAGGTAAAGACCACAAAGACCAATTCGTATGAGGTCAACGGCGTTCCGAAAGCGCAGAGGGACGTAAGCAAGTATCTCGCTGACTTGGGTGTAGATGAAGAGCATTTTCTTGCGCTGAGTCACACAGACATGTTCTTGAAGGGCATGACGGAGAAGAAAGCGAGAACCGCTATCCGCAATACGCTTTTCGGAATGACAAGCGAACTTTCCGACAAAGAAGTTGCCGAAAAGACAGGGATGACCGAGATGGCACAGCAGCTTGAAAAGTACACGCTTGAAGAAATCGTAGCCATGCAGAACGCAACGAAGCGCAAAATCAATTCCGAGTACGGAAAGAACGGCGAAGTTATCGACAATAAGATTGATGGTCTTAACGCAGGTAAAGTTGAGGTTAACCTGGAATCCGCAAAGGAACAGTTTGAAAAGGCTACGGCAGAACTTGAAGGGTACGAAAAGGAACTTGCGGAGCTGAACAGTTCCGAAGCTAATGCCGATGCCAATGCAGAGATAAGCAGACTTCTCGAAGAAAAGCGGTCACGTCTTGAAAAGATTGTCAAGGAAGTCAACGACTTCAACTGGCAGAATCGCGGTAAGAAGTCCGAACTGACTATGAAAGCCGATGCACTTGCCGGACGTATCGCAACGGCAAAGAGAAACGTCATTGATGCGGAATACGAAGTTCAGAGAATGGACAAAGCCGTTAAGGACGAACAGGAACGCTACAAGCAGGTCAAGGCTTCTAAGTTCGACGAGAGCAAAACTGTTTGCCCGACGTGTAAGCGTAGATACTCCGAAAAGAAGGTCGCTGAAATCAAGGCGAACTTTGAGGATAACAAAGCAAAGGAACTTGAGACAATCACAGCGAATGGCAAGAAGTATGCCACACAGCGCGACAAAGCAAAGGAACAGGTCGCAGAGTACAAGCAGAGAGTTGCGGAACTTGAGACTGAACTTGCAGAGGTCAAGAAACAGTTATCGGAGATTCCGGAAGACAAACTGCTTATCCGTGCGGATGAAACGACTAAGGCAATCGACGTTAAGGTTGCGGAACTGAAAGCAAAGATGCAGTTGGCAAGCGACGTTCGGAAGAAGGAACTGATTGCTAAGTCAGCAGAAATCCGGTCACGGCGTGACAGTGCCATGAAGCGCATTGTCATGGCTGAAAACAATGAACGTATCGACGCTCAGATTGCTGAGTTGCAGAGGAAACGGAAAGAGTACGAACAGGCAAGGCTTGACTGTGAACGTATTCTTGATGAAGTCAAGCAGCTTGAAATGAGGAAAAACGAACTGTTGACGGAACAGATCAATTCGCATTTCAAACTTGTCAAGTGGGTGCTCTTTGAGACACAGGCAAACGGCGAGATTCTGACAGATCGTTGTACGCCTTACGTTGATGGCAAATCAATGGTCGATGAAGCGAATACCGGCAGAGTGATTCTCGGAAAACTCGATATTATCGAGGGGTTGCAGAATTTCTACGGCGAACGCTATCCGGTCTGGCTCGATAATGCAGAGGCACTTACAAGCAATACATCGGAACGGATTCAGCTTGATACTCAGCTTATTACACTCAGTGCAGTTGACGGCGCGAAGTTGACGGTGAAATAAAGCACGGCAGGCAAGGCGAGGCATGGTCTGTCGGGGATAGGCTCGGCAAGGCGAGGTTTGGCAGGTGGGGCAAGGCATTGTCTGTCGGGGATAGGCTCGGCAAGGCGAGTTGTGGCACGGCAGGTGTGGCAAGGCGCGTTACAGCGTGTTGTGGTGAGTTCAGTTATGGCATGGCAAGGCAGGCAAGGTGGGGCAAGTCATGGTGCGTCGAGGTTTGTTGCGGTTTGTCGGGGATAGGTACGGCAGGCGAGGTGTGTCGAGGCACGGCGAGGTATGTCAAGGCGGGGTGTGGCAGGCTCGGATAACATAGCCAACAAAATATGCAATCGGGAAATCCCGAAATAAAAAAAGAAAGAGAGAGAAAAAACATGGCAACAAAGAAAGCAGAAGCGACAGTTCAGATTCTTCCGGTAGAGATAGCGACAGCGCGAATCAGAATCGTAGGCGATTCTCCGCTTATCGTTCATGCGTGGAGCGAAAAGGCGAAGCGTCAGATGCTTGAGACTCAGCAGAAGAAGACAAAGAATAAGGCAAAGGAAATCCGCAGACCGTTTGACGAGTTCGTCAACAGCCTTTATTGGCTCACTGAGAAGCCGGTGGCAGATAATGACGATGAACTTGCGGAACTTTTCTACAAAGCAATCGAGAACGGAGCGAGGTTCGGTTTTCCGGTTGGTGCGATCAAACAGGCGGCGAACAGTGCGGCTTATCGGCTCGAATGGGTCAAAAATCAGATGTCGCTCCGTGGAACGTACTTCATTCAGACAGAGGACGGCGAATATGCCGAAATCAAGGGTTGCGTACCGGAACAGAGAGAAGACATGGTTCGTATCGGTATGGGTTCCGCAGACTTGAGATACAGAGCAGAGTTTTCGGATTGGTACATTGACTGCGAAATCAAGTACAACAAGAACGGCGGTATGACTCTTGAGCAGATTATCAACTGCATCAACGCAGGCGGTTTTGCTTGTGGCATCGGAGAGTGGAGACCGGAGAAGGACGGAACGAACGGCATGTACCATGTGGAAATGGTTAAGTAAGCAATCCTCTTGAAAATAAATTGGCACGGTTCGGAATGGTTAGTTGTGGTACGGCAGGTGTGGTGAGGCTCGTTCCGGTGAGGTAGGGCATGGCGCGGTGATGCGTGGCAGGCGAGGTCAGGTAATGTGAGGCACGGTGCGGTGAGGTTCGGTGAGACGGGGTTCGGCACGGCAGGCATGGTAAGGTAAGTCGCGGTTTGGTCAGTCGGGGTTGGACAAGGTTCGGCAGGCAAGGTTAGGTGAGGCAAGGTTCGTTCCGGCGAGGTGGGGCTTGGCAAGGCAGGCTTGGAAAGCCAGAAAGGAGTTGATGTAGAAGTTGGTAGGAATGGTCGCAAAGCAGTATTCATATTTAGTCAACAAGTACAAAGTACCTGCTGATGTTGTCGGAAAGACAATGGAGAAAATTGAAGAAAGGGATGGAAAAGTTACCAAAGAGTCATTCTTGGAAGAGTCGCGTCCGGTGAGTTCGCCTACACACAATATGTTTGAGTGGAACGATGCGATTGCCGCTGAGAAGTACAGACTTGAACAGAGTAGCGAGATTATCCGAAACATTCAGATTGAGATTGTCGAAGTTCCGGCAAAAGAAGTTCAGCTTGAAATCAAGACGGTAACTGCTGATGAACTGAGAGAACAGGAAGAAAAGAAGAAGCCGATTTACGCAAGGGCATTTGTGAACACGGTCAAGTCAGACTTGAAACATGCAGGTCAGTACAGGTCGATTGACAAGGCACTCTCCGATAAGGAAAGCAGAAGGATCGTTCTTGAAAATGCGCTCTATGAGTTCAAACGGCTTGCAACGAAGTACAGTTTCCTCAAGGAATTGGAACTTGTCAAAGATGCAATCGAGGAAGTTGAGCAGAAAATCGAGACCGCTTAATTTTTTTCAACACTGTTATATACGTAATAGAAAGGAGCGAACAGAAAATTGATTGAAGTAAAGAACGGAACAATAAAGGTTGCAGGTAGCAAGGTTGACCTTATGGCAGACTACTCAAAGATTACGAACGCATTAATGAAACTGGATGCGTTTGACAAAGAGGACATTGAACATGCCGTGAAAGTCGGTCTTATGACGGAGAAGGAACTTGATAAAGAGATTGAAAATCTCACGGCTAAACTTGCGAACGAATTGAAGGAAAAAACCGATGGAGAACGCGAGGAAACCGGAGATAAGGCAGACGACGAGATCAAGAAAACAAGCGACACGATTGTTGCAAAGTTTATGGAGCGTATGTGATATGGCAGAACAGCAGAAAAAGGAATTTACCACGGCACTCAGCCAGTGGTCAAAAGAAGTTACGGGTCTTGTTACCCGTGACTTCGAAAGCGTAGGCGTGTCATTCGATGAATACGCAAAGACATGCGCCATGAACGCAATGAGTTCAATTTTCAACCTGGTTCAGCAGACAGATAAGGCGAGTCTCAGCCAGATGGACACAAGCAACATTCGTGAAGTGGTCGCACAAGCAGCGTCGCTGAAACTCAACGCCAACAGTGTTCCGAGAGAATGCTACTTTCAGCTCCGGAACAAGAAACTTGGTGACAACTGGGTTAAGGTCGTCGAGATGGGTATTGAAGGAAATGGTAACGATGCAATGCTCCGTAATTTCGGAGTCGATGTCAAGACGGTCTATCCTTGTTGGTTAGTCAAGGAAGGTGACGCATTTACTTATCCGAAACGCAAAGGTCTGAAAACGGAACCGCCGGAATGGGAAGAGAAGGGACTTTCGAACAAGGTCGTCAGGGTTGTCTATCCGATCCTTTTGAATGACGGAACGGAACAGTACCTTATCTCCGAGAGGGATAGTGTCATGGTGAATCTGTTTGCTCATGTTCGGAGCAATCTCACAAATGAGACGTTCGGTATCTGCGAGAACGTTCGCAAGGCAACTCCGGAACAGAAAGAGCAGATTGAAGCAAAGAAGGAAGAGGTCTACGAAGCACTCCGCAAATGCAAGACGGTCGATGAAAGGCTTGCCTGTGAAATCGCAAGACCGTACATGTCCCCGGCTTGGCTCGATACACCGGAAAGCATGATTATCCGTAAGATGCGTAACAACGCTATACGGAGTTTCCCGAAGGATATGAATACCATTGCAAAACAGTCGATGCTTGAACTTGATGATACATACAAGGCTACCCGTGAGGAAGTTGAGGTCGAGGCGAACACCGTAGACTTTGAAGAAGAAGGGGAAGTCGAAACCGTAGAAGCGGAAGTGATTACGGAATGAGTTGCAAAGGATGTGCAAGACGGTATGTAGGTTGTCACGCTGATTGTGAGGACTACAAAGCGTTCAAACAGGAAATAGAGGAACGCAAGAAACGTGAACGTGAATACCACTTACCGCATTATTACAAACATGAAATGGCAAAGCACGAAGCCGAACGGAAGAGAAGGAAGTTGCATTATGACTGAGATATATGAAGCAGGAAGAAGAAACGGTAAGACGGTTGAATCTATCGCAGAAGCCGTAAGAGAAGCCGTTTGTAAGGGTGTTGATGCAGGAGTCATTAAAGCTCCTGTGCTTACTCCGGTGTATGTCGGAATGGATTCGGCTATAAATCCGATATATAAAGTCAAAGCCGATGGATTTGCTACGGGCGGTCTTATTCCGAAGCCGAAACCGGAAGTTCGCTTTTGGGAAGACTGCAAGATTCAGCGGAACGGCAAGTACACGACGGTTATCTGGAAGGACGGAACGGTAACGAGGGTTACATGCCAGGACTCCGACGAACCCGACGATTTACGAGCGTTTGAAGAGGCACTTGCAAAGAAACTGTACGGAAGTCGAACAGCACTCAAGAAATTCGTCGAAGCGAGAACGGTTGATGTGGCACGCAAGAAGGTCGGCAAGAAGACCTCAAAGCGTTGGAAGAACGACAGAAAAAGACGCGAGAATGGTGAAGTCATTGCCCGTGACAGCAACGGCGTGGAACTGAAAGCAGGTGATACGGTCTATATCAAGGATTTCAGTGACGTTGATTGGGGTAACAAAATTTACCGCATTGATAAAATCGGAGATTGCGCGATTGAGGTTGGAGAGGGGGTTGGTTATCTTCCTTCCGAGTGTTTCACGAAGGTCAGAACCGAACCGCCGTTCAAGATAGGCGATTGGGTGGCAATCACGCCGCCTAAAGAAGGTGAAAGCACTTTTGGTTTCACTCTTGATTACATCCGTGAACTTGCCAAGAAGCCGTTCGAGGTACTTGGCGTAAGAGCGGATGATGTATTGGAAGTGAATCACGTAGTTGATAATGAAGAACGCACGATATACATCAAAAAGGATTGGGTACGCAAAGCATGATACTTTCATGTGCCGGAAGTAATTCGGACGGCAACTGCTATTCACTGACAGATAAAAGCGGTCAGGTGCTTTTGATCGAGGCAGGGGTATCGCACGGGAAACTCAGCAGATTCTTGCATTGGAACATAACAAATGTTGTTGGATGCATAGTCACTCACAAACATTTAGACCATGCTGCTTCTGCCTCAAAACTGAAAATGATGGGCGTTGAAACATTCTTGCCGTTTGAACTTGATGAACACCGGAAAGAAGTTACTTTCGGAAATTTCAAGATATGGTCGTTTCCGCTAACAGCGTCAGACGGAAGATTCGTTCACACGAACGGTGACGGGACGGAATGCCCGATATTCGGATTCCTGATAGAGCATGATGAAATGGGTAAGATGGTCTACTTAACAGACTGTGAGTTTTGCAAATGGAACTTCAAACGAACAAGGCTTAATCACATGCTTATCGGAGTCAATTATCAGGAAAAATACGCACCAATAGATGATGCAAAGAAAGCACATGTTATTTCGGGACACATGAGTGAAAAGACCGCAATCGAGTTTATAAAAGCCAATCAGACAGACGCTTTACAGACGATTATATTAGGACATTTGAGCGAGTTTTCATGCAATGCCGAGGAATTGTTGGCTAACGTCAAGAAAGTGGCTGAGACAGGCGTTGATGTGCGTGTAGCAGTGCCGAATATGGAAATTGAACTGAGAAAAGATTGTCCGTTCGGATAATCGGAAAAGAGGTAACGGATTAAATGAATATATGTATTCACACAGGCAGATTTGCGAAAGACCCGGAAGTGAAATACGGTCACACGAATACGGCAGTTGCAATGTTTACACTTGCGGTTGACAGAGATTACAAGAGAGAGGGCGGTGCAACGGCAGACTTTCTGAATTACAAAGCGTTCGGAAAGACCGCTGAGTTTATCGAGAAATATTTCCACAAGGGAACAAAGGCCAATATCACGGCGCAGTTGCAGAACGACAACTACAAGAAACCGGACGGCACAATGGTTTACAGAGACACGTTGATCGTGCAGAAAATCGAATTTGGCGAAAGCAAGGCATCGGGAAAAGCGAATAACAGCGCAACAGAACAGGCTCCGGCAAGTTCCGCAGATGATTTCATGTCGATACCGGACGGCATGGAAACTGTACCGTTTAGCTGATGGGAAATGCTGAGAAGGTATACGGAGTTTCCTACGGAACGATAGACGGGAAACGGTGTAAACCGACAAATCTATATGGCTATTGCAAAGCACACAAGGGAATGCTCACGTATCCGCTTGCACAGCTTCACCGTTGCAATTGCCGGAAAGACGGTGAACCGTGTATGCACTTCATCAAATTTGATCGGATAGACAACACATATCAAAGTGAACTTAAAGGCGAGGAATTTAGAGCAAGTCTTGGAAAGAAGGGTAAAAACAAAGGTGGACGCAAAGAGAGAAAAACATCCGACACAGTGTCAAAGGCTCTTGGAGTATCTTCTGAATCGCAAGCAGATAAATCCCTTGGATGCATGGACGAAGTTGGGGATTTACAGGCTGTCAGCTCGGATAAACGACTTGAAGAAGATGGGGTACGGGATAACTTCAACAAGGATAGATGTAGTCAATGCTTTTGGCGGAAAATGTTCTGTAGGGTTGTACGAGTTTACGTCTGTGCCGGAAGGGACGGTGAGTGAATGACAACGGAAGAATTTGCAAAGGCACTTAACGACAGAGGTATTGAAACCGAGATTGATTCTGACGGAATTGTGGTGATGCTCTTGTCCGAAAAGGAGTTTGAGAAGCACATGAAATACGCAAAGATTGTTTCGGAAATCGGATGGAACCGTTCTTGGGGAATGCGAGTGAAGGGAGAGAAGTAAACATGTCTGACAGACTTACATCGGCAGTTCGTGAAAACGGAATACCTTCTCTTATATGTGACGATGATTACAAGGATGCAATTCGCAAACTTGCCGATTACGAGGACAGGGAAGAAGTAAACAAGGCGCAGTTCGTGACGAAAGAACAGCGTGAGTTCATTGACGCAATTGCGGAGTGTATTATGGAATCAACCACAAAGAATGATATTGCGCGTTACGCACATGAATTTGTCGGAGCGTGGCTGATGATTACAACAGGATGGGATTCTAAGCAGTGAGTAAGGTAGACAGAGAAAACGAGGGACGCTTGCAGGGGCTTGATATGGCATACAGGATCGCTTGCCGAGAAGAGGGTGAAAATTCCCCTACGGCATTGGCCATTCGGAAAGAAATTCGGTTCCGCAAGGCAAGCGGAGTAAGCGTTCCGGTAACAAAAGATGACCTCGCACGGGCCTCAACAGAAATTAAGAACTTTACCATTCAGACGATATTTGCCATGAGCATGTTGATTCTGTGGGAAGAGTTTGGATTCGGAAAAATCAGGCTCGGCAGGTTCAAAGAGCATTTCGATAAATATGCCGATTATTTGATTGAGGACTCAATTGACTGGTTGGACGTAATTGACGCACTCAAAGTCGGAGCGAAAGTCGAAATTGTACTCCCGTCTGAATTAACCGGAAAAGGCGGTGATAATTTCGGATGAAGATAGCTGTTGACAAGAACCAGTTGCAGAAGGGAAGTCACGCAAGGTCGAACGGATATAACCACCGTAGACTTAGGGATATGGGGCATGAACTTGTCCCAATCCCGTTGCCCTATGGAGACTATTGTTTGGTTACAGAAGATGTGCAGGAAACGATCGAAAGACGTGGGAGCAAACTCAAAAAAGCTGATTTGGTCGGAGATATAAAGGTTGCAGTTGACCGTAAAAACTCCATTGATGAAATTTGCGGAAATGTCTGCTCCACTACTGCATCACATGAGCGGTTTCGTGATGAATGTATACTCGCTCAAAAATGCGGTTGCAAGTTCGTCATTCTGGTCGAGGATGACGAAGTTAAGTCACTTAATGACTTAGAGAGATGGGTTAATCCCCGTGAGAAGAAGTATTTCGTTATGAAAGCACGACAGGATAAAGGTTGCAAGCTGAAATATCCTCTGCCGAAACAACCACCTGCGTCCGGTAAGACACTTGCTAAAGCGTTACGGACGATGCAGGAAAAGTACGGCATTGAGGTCGTGTTCACAAAACCGAAAGACGCTGCACGGGTGATGGTAGAACTACTGACGGAAAGATAAGCAAATGGATTACAAAGAGTTTTTAAAGACAAAAGCCATAGTTGCTACGCCTACCGGATTCGACATTGATAAGTCGGAATTGAACGACAACATGTTTGAGTTCCAAAAGGACTTATGCAAGTGGGCTTTGAAAAAAGGAAAGTCAGCAATTCTCATAGGGTGCGGTTGCGGAAAGACAATCATACAGCTTGAATGGGCGCATCAAGTACATGTTCATACAGGAAAGTCAGTGCTGATACTCGCTCCACTTTCCGTAGTGAATCAGACAGCAAAAGAAGCCGAGAAGTTCGGTATTGAAACAGTACATGTTTGCAGAACACAAGCCGACGTAAAAGACGGTCTGAACATAACGAACTATGAAATGATTGAGCACTTTGACGTATCTGTGTTTTCTGGAATTGTGCTTGACGAATCATCAATCCTTAAATCGTTCACTTCAAAGACGACAGGACAACTTACGGAACTGTTTCGGAAGACTCCGTACAAACTGCTTTGTTCAGCAACAATCGCTCCGAATGACTTCACTGAGAT